GGCATCTTCGTTGATGCTGTATCTCTTGATCTATTTGTTGGTGGTAACAAGTATTCCCGTAAGTTTGTATCTGAATACTTTGATGGCAACGGTAACTGGATTTCTGGTGGTCTACAGGGTGAAGAGACTGCATCTGTTGAGGCATTCAACCAAGCAAGAGATCAGATGAAGCTAGCAGTTGCTAACCAACTTGCTATTCAAGATCTTACAGTTACTGAGGGTCCTGCACAATATGGTGGTGGAGGTGGTAACATCTCTAGAACTAATTCTGGTGCATGTGATGATGTACAGTCTGCTATTGTAACTCTTACTGATATTATTACAACTCAGATTGCTGCTGGTAATCTTAATGCACTTCCTGCTGAGACACCTTATGAAGCTGGTCCTGGTGAAAGCAAGTGCCGTAGAGACATTGGTATCTTTGTTGACTCCCTAGCACTTGACTTGTTCATGCAGGGTAATGTTTACACTTATAGATTTGCTGCTGAATATTTTGAGAATGCAACTACACCTATCGCTAATGGTGTTGTAGGTGAGGAAGCTCCAACGATCACTACGCTGAACAAAGCAGCAGAGATGATCAAAAAAGCAATCACCAATCAACTTTATGAGAAAGATCTAACGATCACTGCTGATAATGCACCTGGATCTGCATATGGTCAGGTATCTAAAGATTACACACCACACGGTGCATCTTATGATCCAGCAACTGGTGCTATGGTTCTTAGCATTGCCAATCATGGTTTGAGCATTGGCGATCGTGTCAAGATTGTAAATGATTCATTGACATTCACATGCACTCAGGATAATAATCAAACTAACCATACCTATCCTCGTGCATCTGACCCTGCATCTGGACAGTATCTTGAAATTACTGCAGCTGGAACTGACACGATTACTGTCAACGTTGGTGCATCCCCTGCTGGTCAACAATATGTACATACATTTGTAAGTGCTGCAACTGACTCTGTTAACTTTGCTGGTAACACTGCTAACCAATTAATTGATGCTCAGGAATTCCTTTGCTCTGATGTACAATCTGCTGTTGATACTCTTACTGGTGTTGCTACAACAATTATCGCTGCTGGTAACCTCAGTTCCATGCCAATTGAAGTTAACTATGGTACAGGAATGGGTCCTGGCGAAGTTAAATGTGCTCGTGACCTTGGTTACTTCATTGATGCTATCTCTGTTGACATGTTCTGTGAAGGTAATAAGCACACAAGAACATATACAGAACAATACTTTACTAATGCTACCACACCTCTAAGCAATGGTCTAGTGGGTGAGGAGGCAGAAAGTGTAACTGCATATAATACTGCTATCAATGTAATGAAGCAGGCGATCACTAACCAGTTATACTATAAGGATCTTACTGTAACTCCTGGTGATGCATCATACAATGATGGCAATGGAACTATTCCTAACAATAGCACTGCTGCATGTGCAGATGTTCAAGCAGCACTTGATAACCTAGGAACTATCGTTACTGATGCAATCATTGCTGGTAATATCACTGGTGGTATCTGGAACCAACCTGCTAACGAAGGTACATTCATCACTGGAGAAGCTAAGTGTCGTAGAGACCTTGGTATTGTTGTTGACGCTGTTGCACAAGACCTTTGGTTTGGTGGTAACGAGTTTACTATCGCTGCAACTAAGGAATACTTTAACAATAACCAGTTGATCGCTAACGGTGTTGACGCTGAAGTTGGACCTTCTATCACTGCATTCAAGCGTGCTGAAGATCTAATGCAGCGTGCATTGAACAACGTTTATTATGATCGTGACCTTAACATTACACTAGATCAAATTGGTGATCCTCCAATTGTTGGAGATATTGAGTGTGATGCACACGATATGGTTCTAGACAATGTAGACTTCATCGCTGAAGAAGCATATCTCCGTATGCTTGCTGCATATCCTTCTTATACACCACAGGCAGACAATACTGCACAGGATTGTAAGGATGATGTTGTTAGCGTCCTTAAAGAAGTTATGTGGGACGTTAAGTTTGGTGGTAACTACAAGACTTACGATGCTGCTAAGATCTATGTCACCAACTATGACTACAGAGACGGTACTACTGTAGAAACATTCATTGATGCTGAGCGTGATGAAGCTGCTAAGGTAATGACCGAGGCGAAGAACATCGCGATGCAGGTTATCAAAAACGAGACTGTATCTGTAACTTCAGGTAATACTCTAACCCAGAAAATTGACACAACTATTGTTGATGACTGGGACTATGATGAACTACTACCTAAGTGTGGTTCTGCTGTAAATGCTGTTGATACTTTGATGGGTATCGTCATCCAAGCAATTGGTAATGATGGTGGTGTAGGTAATCTTGATGGTGTAGTTAGAACTACTTTTGACGGTCCTGATCCTGCATGGAACACTCCACTTAACATTCTCAGCACAACTGCTACATCTATCACGATTAACACTGGTGCATCTGCATCTGGAGATCAATATCCACATACTTTTGTTGCTGCTGTCGCAGGAGCTGTTGTATCTGGTGGTAACTATCTACACACATTTGTAAATGCTTCTCCTGGTGCTGTTAGTGTTCTTGGTGGTTCACAATTAACACCAACAAATGCTACTTATGATGCTACTACTGGTCTAATGGTGTTGTATTTCGGTACTGCACATGGTGTAACAGTTAGTGATCAGGTATCTCTAGCAGATAACTCCTTTACCTTCTCATGTGATATGGGAAGAACTGCATCTACTAAAACATATCCACGTCCTGGTAGTGATCCTTTTGCTGGTCAGAACATTCAAGTTGCTGCTGTAACTGACTATAGCATTAGTCTTAATGTTGGCACATCTCCTCTAGTAGAGTGGAATGTTAGTAACGCAGTATATGATCCTGCAACTGGAACTACTGCTCTAACTATTGGTGCTCACAATCTAGAGGTAGGAACAAGCATTAAACTTAAGGAAGAGTCACTTATCTTTAAGTGTACTAAAGATCAGAATGTAACTACTCACGCATATCCTAGAGCTTCTGGTAAGTATCAACCAACTGCATATGCAGATGGTAACTGTTCTGATGTTCTTGCAACTGTCAACGCATTGGTTGACATCGTATGTAACTCTCTAAATGATGGTGATCTAGACAATCTACCACCTCTAAACAATGGTGAGTGGGATTGTGCAAACGTTCGTGGATCTATTGAGACACTATTTGATATCCTACAGGATGCAATTGTTGGTGGCACACTCGCTGGATTACCTCCTCTTAATACAGGTGACTTTACTGTCAACAACGAAGCATCCAAGTGTTTCCGTGACGTTACTTACATCGTTGACGCTATTGTTAATGACCTCAGACTTGGTGGTAACATCAATAGCATCCAAGCAGGTGAAGCATACTACGTTGGTAACAACCTAGAGTACATTGATGGTGAGAAGACTGAAACTCTAGATGCATGGGATTACGTCGGTCAAATGGCAACTGCTGCCATGAGAAACTTTGACGTTCTAGGATTTGATTGTTCTACCACTGCTGGTAGTGCAATTGTTGACGTTAATGATACTCGTGGCATCATTATTGGTATGAGTGTTGTTGAATATGATAACTCTAGAGGTCAAACAGATCCTGCTAACCCAGCATTTGTCAACGGACTTCTACAGGATAATGCAACTCCAATCTATACCAACATTCCTGAAGGAACATATGTCAAGAGAATCGTAAGTAATACACAGATTGAACTTGGTGTTAATGGTTCTAGATTGAATGAGGGTAACACTGTTAATGCTCTACAAACTAGCAGCACAACTGACCTCTACTTTGTATACTCTAAGGGTATTTGGGCAGACACACTACCAGATACTGTAATTGTTGGTCCTGAAGCAGATGGTCCTGAAGTCATTCAAGATACTCTAACTTCTCCATCTTACAGAGAGTGTTCTGGTACTGCTGATGCTATTGAAACTCTAGTTGGTAACATCACCACTATTATTAACAGTGGTCTTGGAACAGTTGTAAGACAAGAGCAGACAGTTAACACTGCATTACTAGCATCTAGAGCTACTGTATTCACAATTGACACAGGTGGTAACCCATCTGACCCACACAAGTTTGAAACTGGAACTCCAGTCAGACTTGTACCACGTCCTCGCTTTGATGTTGTAACTGGTAAGTATGTTGATGTTGATAAGCGTCTTGTTAGACTACCTAACGGATTTGAGACTAACAGAACATATTATGTTATTGCTCCTGGTAGAGTAACACAACCAGAGAACTACGGTGCTACTACATTCTTTGATGGCAGTGATCAAACTAGATTAATGCTTGCAACTTCCAAAGAAAATGCTGCAGCAGGTATCTATATCTACGCATCTGAGACAGATAGCATTGACTCTGATGTTGAAATTGATATGTACCAATTCATCCTAGATGAAAAGTACGATCTACACAACTATAAGGGATCTTTGAGCACCTCAGTTGTTGCTGGTATTGAAACTGATGTTTCTCATATCTTTGACAGACCATCTGCATCTCTATCTTCTAATGAAGCTCAGAAAGTATTCATTAGAGCAATTGAAGGTGGACAGTTACCACTAGTTGGTAGTCAGTTTGCTGGCAACTCTAATGTTGCTGTCACTGATGTTAATGATGCTAATGTTGGTAGAATCAATCCTAAGGTTGAATTCTTTGTAAGATATCAGAATAATAAGACATTTACTATTCACGAGACTTATGCAAATTCAATCAGTGGAGCTGATCCAATTGTATTTGCATCTGGACAAGCAGGACTAATCTTTGATGTGTTCGCGAACAAGCGTCGTGTTCCAATGAAGTTTGATCCTGGTTTCACTGATGCTACTACTGATACAGGTAAGTGGTTCATCCAGTGTAAGGATGAAGTTACTGGACAACCTGATAGTGTCAAGAAGAATAATATCTTCTGGAGAATCAATGAGTCTGATTACTCAGATAGACAGAGATCCACTGATATGTGGTATCAACGTCTAGAAGATAATCGTGACAAGGATGACAGAACATACAAGATTCGTATGGTCATTCCTAAGTATCTTGAGAACGCAAGAGATCCTATCAGTGGTTTCGTTCTTAAGACTAGAACTGACGATACTCGTAAGTTAGTACCACAGAAAGTTCTATTAAAACCAGTTGTTGGTACAGTATATGGTGCTCGTTTTGAGAACCCAGTACAAGCTGGTGAATTCATTGGTTTCACCTCTGCAGACTTCTCTGCAAATAACCTCAACCTTGAAGCACAATATGATCCATACAAAAAAGATCAAACTGGTGCAGGTATTGAGTACAGATCATTTGCAAGATTCTCTTCTGGTGTTCAGGCAACTATCCAGTCTGGTCGTTATGTAGAAGATAATCTAGATGCTTCTATCAAGTATCTTGAATTAACTGTTAATGATCATACTATTGACTCTAAGAATTTCCCTGGATTGAGAAATGAGATCCTAACAACAGTTAAGATCACTGCTCCTCAAGGTGGAATTTTCAGTGTAAGTAAGACTGAAAACCTAGCAAATTCTGCAAATGCAGTAAGTTTTGCTGGTAATTCTTCTGGTCTTGCTAACATTCATGCTTACTTCACAGTTGGTGGTGATCACTATCTAATCATCAAAAATATCCGTGGTGGTAAACTTGAGTACAGTGAGTATGCTAACACAAGATTCACTCAAGGCACTGTTTTTGCTGACATGCTTGAGGATCAAGATATGGGTAAATCCCTACCTCTGAAGACTCAAATCGCAAAAAATAATCCTGAGTTTTTCTACAAGCAAAACGGCGCTAACGTTTATACTATCACCCCTGGTGATACTATTCAAGATGACGCTGGTGTTGAATACTATGTTGATAGTGTTGAGGATGCAGGCGTCATTGAAGATACATTCTACATCTTCGGATATGAAACACTACAGCGTAGAATTGCAGGTCAGCAAGATGGTATCTACTACATTACTGCTCTCCGTGGTAATATTTCACCATTCCCAACTGGCGCTGGTGTAACTAATAACTTTAAGAAGTTTAAGTTCTCTCAACCAGTCAGCAAACTATATCCACTGAACTTTAGAAATGATCCTCTTTGGTTTAAGAATTCTGGTACAACTCAGGCAGAAAAAGATTACTATGCTGGATTGATTGATCCACCATCTACATTCTCTGCTGCTGATAACTACATCCACGGTTTGGTTTCTGTTAACGACTTTAAGAACTCTGTAACCAGAGAACTTATGGAAGATCTAACAAATCAACCAGCATTTATCATGAACAACTACAGTGGTTCAAATGCTATCCAGGCACAAGATGGTAATGCTACTTCTGGTTCTGAAGATCGTCGTATTCCTATCGCTGGTAACAGCACAGTTCTAGCTGATCAGCGTTACTACATTGAACTTAGAAGACCATCTATTGCTCGTGCAGGTAACCATACGTTTGAATACCTTGGATTCGGTCCTGGTAACTACTCTACAGGTCTCCCAGCGCGTCAGGAAGTTGTCTTAACACCTGATGAGGACTTCTATGCACAAAGTAAGAAACAAGACGGTGGTATCGTCTTCTACACTGGTATTAACTCTCAGGGTGACCTGTACATCGGTAACAGAAGAATCAACGCTATTACTGGTGAAGAAACGTTTATTGATAGAGCAACACTAGCAGATGATGGAGACGAAGATGATACAATTGGCGGTCTAGTTACTACTTTTGATACTCCAGTAACCTTCAATCAAAATATCACTGTTGTTGGTGGTGATGGAGAACTTGTTAATACGTTTGAATCTCCACTAATCGTTGCTGTTCAGGATGAAGATCTAACACAGTCTCGTGATGCACTCATTATTCGTTCTAATGTATCCTCTATTGATCCTGTAACTCAACTGGAGCAAGATGAGGGTCTAGATAGAACTTCTTTCGCTCCTCCAACTGAAGGTGATATCAGACTAAGCAAGAATAGAATCCGTTCTGCTATCTTCCAGTTCAATGCTAGAGGAAATGGTCAGAGCTACATGTTCCAGACACATACTGTTGCTGGTATTGCATCTAATATTACTCCTAACCAGACTCCATTAATTGCTTCTGGTGGTTCTAGAATCAATGCATCACAGTATATCACTTATGGTGGTGTATTACCTGCTCCTGGTGATGTTCTATTCAAAGGATCTGAAATTGGTAAGAATGGATCTATTGCATGGATTCTTGCAAACTACTTCCAAAATCTTGCTAATAATACCATTGATAACATCGTCTTTGACGGATCTAATGTTGTTAAGATTGAATTTAGAGACTTTAATAGTGGTGTTGCACTTGCAGTTGGTAATGACATTGGAATTACCTCTGCATCTCAGATTAGAATCAAGAATTTTTACTATGATCCTAGATTGAATCTTACTTGGACAGTATATGCTTCCAAACCTGGTGATCCATTCAATCCAACAAATAACTACTGTCACTTCCAAGTTATTGATCAAATTCCACAAGATACACAACCTTGGGAAGCAATTATTGCTGGAACTCCTAGTGGCGCTGATCAACCAACTATTGAATTCTCTAATGCTAATTTCAAGGAAGTTGGAGTTATTGGTGGTGAGGCACTTAGAACAGAGACAGAGAATATTGGTGAGTATAAGTTAGGAATCAACACTGTTGCTCGTGCTCCACATAGTGCATACACAAATGCATGGGTTGATAACCTTACAACTGACCCTCGTGCAAACCTTGATGTTGTTGGTAATGCATTCATTAGTGGTAGAGTTACAGGTGATTTCTTAGATCATACTAACTTCGCTGATCGCGATAAGACTGCTGTTGATAACGCATTCTTAGTTGGTGGTGATAGTGAGACTCCTAATGATGAGGCAGTCTTACGTGTTGCTACTACAAACGGTGGTCGTGTTGGTATTAATGTTAATAACTCTCAACTAGACAGAGCTCTGGTTGTAGATGGCACATCTAGATTTACTGATGATGCTCGTTTTGAGCATGACATTGAAGTAAATGGTGATGATGGTACAACTGCTGAGATCAGAACTTCTCAGACTACAGGTACTTTCAACCTAATCAATGATTCTACATTCACTGGAACATTAAACTTCGTTCAAAATGTAGAGAACATCAATATTGGTAATACTACAACTGAAGACCAGTTCATTAATATTGGTAGAGGATCACTTCATAGTAACATTTACTTAGGTGTTACACCTGATACTCCTGCTACAAATATTTCTAAAGTAGAAATTGGTGGTGCATATCTTAACACCAACGAAGATCTATCTTACACCAAGATTAAGACTAGAAACTTCAGAGTTGATGGTGATATGTGGCTTGGATTCCGTAGAGGAATTGGTGACACTGTATCACTCAAGTCACAGGCATCACAGGTTGATTTCTTCTCTAATACTGGCGGTCCTTCTACTCTCAACTTTGCAACTAATGCATCTGAGATTAATATTGCAGGTCAGGGTGGCAAGACAACTATTAACAACCAGTTAGAAGTTATTGCTTCTGCTACATTCCAAGGCGACATCACAATGTGTGGTGGAGTTGCATCATTCTCCTTTGATGGTGCTAGAGGACAGATGGGTACTGATCCTGTCGGTCATGATGATGGTGTTCTAAGTGATACTCTATTCAATAAGAATATTGACATCCTCAACGTATTAGTTGTAGATCCATTTGGAGCGGAAGGATATAACCAAGTTGATACCGCAGGTAGTGGAAATTGGGGTGGTTCTGCTTATCAGCAAGCAGTAAACATCGGTGGTACTATTGAACCAACTGATCTAGTTGCTCTATCTGGTGATGAGTTCTACTTACCACTTAAGAATCAACCACTCAAATTAAATGGTGATCCATACTTCGCAACTAATGACTATATCATTATTGACAGTGCTGTTGTTGGATCTGGTTCTTCTGCAACAGGTCATCCAGAAATTCTACAGATTGTAGAACTAACTAGAATCAATGCTTCTCCTTATTATATTAAGGTCAAGCGTCGTCCGTTCGGTGCATTTGGTGGTGTCCTAGAAAATCATGCTGATACTACACCTATCTACAAGGTTAACGTACAGTTTGATGCTACATGGACTGAGCAAACATTAGATAACACTGGACCTAACGATAATGTATATCTTTCTGAGTTTGGTGGAGCACTCACTAACAATGATTACGTTATCATTGATAGAGATGACCAATCCGCTGTTCCAGAATATATCAAGGTTGTTGCACCTCTAGAGGCAAATGAGCAGAAATTTATTATCTCCAGTGATTGTTCTGCAGGTAGTGCTGGTGATGTATTTGTTGTTAACTCTGTAACAGGAGACACTACCATCTTAGGTAATACTGTTATTAATAACACACTTACACTTAAGGGTGGTTGTGGAACTGCAAATGCTGTTCAAATTACTGGTGACATTGCATCTAGATCTAGAGTTATTAATGGAGTAAGTGTTACATCATCTAATAAAACATTAGCAGATATTAAACCAGGTGATTCTGTAAAAATTGTTACTGATAATTGCCCTGTAAAAGTTCTTCAAGATACTGAGGTTGACTTTGTATTTGGTGGTGTTATTTACCTCAATCAACCATTTGTTGGTGGATCTTCTGCTAGTAGCGTCACTCTAATTATTGAGAGAGACGAACGTCTAACTCTCACTGATGGTGTAGGTAACGAGACATTTGATGTTAACACATGCTCTGGAACTACTGAAATTGGAACTTACGCTGGTAGATTTGATGTAGGACTAGCTTGGTCTAGTAATAACTCTTACACTAATGTTGCTTCAATTGAGAATGTAGTTGATTTAGATGATGTAGTTGCTTATGGTTACTACGTTGATCCTCAAACCATTCAGGAGAATGGTCCTGCTACTACTATTAGAGCAGCAACAGCAACTGGTAGCAATCCATCATTGCTACAAATTCCTATTCAATCTGCTGGTGAAGGATCTGGAAGATTTGCAGTTGGTGATATTATTGCTGTTGGTCCTACTGCTTCCTTTACTGGTGCTGGACAACTTGAATTCCTTGTAATTGATGCTGTTATCGCTCCTGATAGTGATATTCCTACTCTTGTCGCACAACGTGCTCAAGAGGGAACAGTCACAATGAGTCATAATATTGGTGATTCTGTAAGAAGAATTATCAAACATGAAATGTGGTCTCGTGTTAATGATGCTGAGATCAGACAAAGACAAGTCAGTGGTTCTCCTACAGATTATCTTTCTGTAATCTTAGAGAGAGGATATATTTCACAGCAAAAACTAGATTATAAGCAGTGGTTGAGATTTAGCAATAAGTCCAATAATGAAGAGATTCTAACTGTTGTAAATGGTAGACTATATGGCAAAGTTCATGAGTCTGTCATGGATGAGCAAATTTCTGATGGTGCTAAGTCTTACAGGCAGGGTAGCTTGCATGTCACCAATAACTTTACGATGGGTGGTGGTGACTTTATCATCTATGATTCTGTAAAACAGACTGAACTATTCAAGTTTACTAACGACGATGGTCATGCTGATCACCAAGGTCTACTAAACTGGGATGCTGGTGTAATTGCAAGAGGTGACTTCTTCTTATATCCATCATCTTGCCCAGAAAACGTTATTACAACACTGTCTTGTGATCCATCGTTCTCTATTGATAACCTTGGAAATGGCACAATTAAAACTTCCCTAACTATTACAGGTGAAGCATCTGCTACTCCTGGTCCTGATTCTGTATTTTCTGTACAAAATCTTGGAATTAATGGCGGAAGCACTTTTGATATCAACCGAGATCGTTCTGTTGATGCCTTTGGTCTTACTAATTACTACACAAGTAGTGGTGCAAGACACACCAGATATATTTCTGCAGCATCACCTGAAGGAGATCTACAACTGATATCAAATATTGTTTATATGGTCAATGTACAAGCAACACAAACCTTGATTGTAACTCTACCATCTGGAGCACAAACTGGTGACATTGTTAGATTGATTGACGTTGGTGGTAATCTTAAGTATGATACCACACTTGTCGTTAGAACCCCTGAAACTAGTGGAACACCAATTCAAGGAGACAACACTGGTACGCTATTTGGTGATAGACTTACACCATATCCTTCTGGTGAATTAGTTGTTCAAACAGCAAATGCTGCATTCGCTCTGATCTATCTCGGTTCTACTGATAGTAATAATCAAATCGGAATTCCAACCAGTGTACAAGGTTGGTGGCTAATGGAGGTCTAATACAAACAAATGGCAAGTTATAACAGAATCAAAGCACAAAAAGCCAGTCCTATCGGCACCATTATGCCATGGACTGGCAGTTCTAGCACTTCTGCTTTAACCTCTGATGCAATCCCTAAAGGGTGGATTGTCATGAGAGGTCAGCAGTTGCGAGCAAAAGATTATCCATTGTTAGCACAGACATTGGGTAACTTATATGGTCCAAATGTAGAACCAGGACAACCTTTTGTTGGAATTTCAAATAGTTATCCAAATTATAATGATGATGATGTGTTTAATTTGCCAAATCTTTCTGGACAATCATTAATTGATTTAGAAACTAGTTTGATTGATCCAACTGATTTGTTTGTTGTTGGACCATATACTTCTTTAAACGGTGCTGAGTCTGCTCAGCAACCACTAACAAATGTTATATCATATATTGATATTAATTTCTCTGTACAAGTTAGTTCTACATTGGCAGGAAAGATTAAAGGTATTTCTTTTGAAGAACCAACATATTTTGACACTCTAAGAATTATTCCTAGAAAACTTGGTGTTGAGCATACACCAGGTCATAGTCATTCTAGACCTACTGATGGTTTCTACCCATCTGTTGAACTTGGTGGTGGTTATCTTGGATTGTTTGAAGCAGGTAACTTTGATGTTCAGGACAGTGAATTTGTTACTGGTGCTGATATTGGATTTAATTCTAATGAATCACAAGCAGATAGATTTAATACAGGAGAAGTAACTTGGACAGCATATGATCCTACAGCAAATAGTTTGCCCACATTATCTACATTTAGAAATTATTCTGATGACTCTGACGTAATTCCTATTACTCCAACAGGAAGTAGAACGGTTGGACAATATGGTAATACTGTTGAATATCAAGATGATAATAGTTGTATTGTAAACGTAGAACAACCAGCAGTTACCGCTCCATTCCCACCACCAGGAATTTATCTAGGTCAAAGAAACTATTACATATCAGATCAAGTTCCAGGTTATAGAAGAGGAGAGGGCGTAACCTTTGTACCTCCTGCAGGTGCAGTAAATACATTCCAATTGAGAGAGAATCTTACTAAAGCTGATGGATATTATCCAAAGAATGTAGGTAACTGGGCATACTTATCTGGATCCATGGGTTGGAGTGATATTAATGACTCTGTTACTGGTAATTTTCCTCTAAGTGGAGGATCTGGTACAGGAATTATTGTCAATGCTACTTTTGAAGCATGGCCTGATCCCTCATTAGCAACAGGTGGAATCTCTCCTATCGCTGGAGATTTTTCTTTACAACAAGATGCACTTGGTGGAGATAATCCTAATGAAGGTATTACTGGTAGTGGTAATTATTATCCAGGAATTATAAACAGTTGGGCATATAATAATGATGGTGATCAAAAACAACTATGGACTGATGGAACTGATTTTGTAGAAGAAGAATTTAATATGACTGGTGGTAGTGGAACTGGTATGGTTCTGAAAATAAGACTAGAACCATGGAAACAACCATTTCTTAAAGGTGCTGGTATTGTTGCTGCTACATTAGAAGGTTATCATAATGAAATTACTGCTGTTGAAGATGACTCAGCATGGACAAATGGACCAGGACCTGATGGTTGGTACAATAGTGATGGTATGGGAAATGATGATTGGTTCTATTCTACTGATGGTGATTCTTCTCAATTTTGGAATGATTACAATGACTTTACAGTTGTCACTTGTAAATCAGATGATGGTACATTAGTATCATCTGATGGAAATGGAGGAGGAGCTGAAATTAGACTTAGAATTGAACCAGCAAGAGGTCCCAACGCAAATGCTGCTTATCCTCCTAACGCACGATGGAGAGTAATTGAAGTTGTTGAAGCTGGTTATGGTTTTACTCCTGGAGCAACATTGCAGTGTTTGTTTAATACTGATAGAAGAGTTGCTCTAAATCTTGGTAATACCCAAATGAATAACAGTGGTGTTACTTCTGCTGGTATTTTAAGAATTGGCACCGTTACAGATGGTAGTCAGTATCCAAACGATACTAGATATAAAATTGTTGAAATTATTGAAGAAGGGACAGGATATCAAATAGGTGACTTTTTAAACTTTAGTTTTAATACACCAAGAAGAATTAATCTTGGTCTTCCCAATACACAACTTGATCCTGATCCGATCGCATTGGATGGTATCGCTGTAAATGGTGGTACTCCTGATAATACTAGATATAAAGTTAATGCTATTAATGTTTTAGGTGAAGGATATACTTCTGGTGACATACTAGGATTTCCTGCTAGTCAATTTAGTCCAAGAACTCCTGCTATTACTATTGATGATTTGTTTAAAACTGAGACAGTATACCCTGGTCCCGATGGTGGTGGATCTGGTGTTACTACGGATCCAGAAGATTACTATGGTGCTGTTGGTGCTGGTAGAGATACTCCATATCCAACTACATTGAATCATGGTGCTGATGCATTCACATCTAACTCACTTGGATCTCACAACCATTTTACTGTTGACATAACAATGTCTAGAGGTCAGATGGATTTGCCTGGCACTATTCTGATAAATAATATGACGACTGGAAATGTTGAACCTATCAATGTTGACAGGGGATTAAGCGTACAGGTTAATCCTAACACACCATCTCTAACTGTACTGTATATTATCAGAGCATATTAATATGGCAGTATTTTATAGCAAAGAAAGAGCAAAGTTAGGAACACTAACTGGATCTATTATTAACTGGTCTAATCAATTGTCATCAACTGATCCAGACGATCCTAATACTTTGAGAGATTTACCTGCAGGTTATCTTAGATGTGATGGATCTGTATATCAAGCAGAAATTTATCCACAGTTAGCAGAAGTTTTAGGAGTTGGTGTTAGTTGTAGATATAAAAAACCTGATACTGATTTATTAGATAACCAATTTCAAGTTCCTGATCTAGGTGCTAAAAGTATTAGAACATCAAATGCATCAAACTTAGGTGACTATGTTGATACTTATTTGTTAAATGATTCTGGTCAAACGATTACAAAATCTGGTGTTGGACTGGAAGTTAGTACAAATATTGGTACAGTGTTTGAAGTTCAATATCAAGGAAACTTTTTTATTCCAACACAAACTTTAGAAATTACTGGTGAACCAGGATTTACTAGAGCTACTGGTAACTATACAGAAGAATCAGAGGTATTGCATACAGCGTTTCAACCTCATGCTCACTTCCATGATGGTAAAAGATCTAGAGTTGCTGCTAGTAATGGAAATGAGTTTGGTCTCTTTGGTAGAAATTCATATGCTTCCAAGTCTACATTATGCATTATGTCTTGGGCAAACAATACCGCACAACCTTTATGTCAAGCAACAGCATCAAGACGTGCTACTGCTTTCCAAGAAAGAAGAGAGTCATATCCATGTACATTTTTTCCTCCTGATATTTTGGAATACTATGGTGCATGTTGGTCTGGATGTACCTTTGATGTTCAAAGTAAGTGTTTGATTCCTGGAAATATTCCTGGTCAAGGTACATTTGGTTGTGCTACTGGTGGATCTCAATCAGGATTTCCTATCTGGGAAGGCAACTCTGGAAACTGTGGTAACATCCGTTACACTGGTACAATGGGATGTACAACTCCTAATCCATGTCCTGTTGGTGCTGCAGTATGCGACGAACCAACAGCAAATGCAAGGATTCAAACAGTTCCTGCTAACTACACACCATCAACTGTATCACAAGCTACTCAAGTTCCTTTTGATTCTGTTCCAAATGACCCTACATTTGGCGCGGTAAATAATGTTGTTACTGATGTACAAGAGTATGGTGATGAGTGTAATCACAAACATTTTGTTCCATTTGAACAAGATGATCACACGTTTTTGGTAAAGACTAATGCTGTAAATATTCCTGCAACAGATATTGTATCTACTATTCAGATAGATATCAATGAACAAAACAAAGCAGATAGTTACATCCAACCATTTTTAGTTCAAGAGTTTTTGATTAAGTATTAACAGATGGCAACGTACAGGAATCAATATTTAAATTACTATGCTGACAAAAATGGACAACACAGTCCAGTCGGTACAATTCTTCCTGTGTTTGTTGGCACTGATCAACAAATAGATGGTGAGGATCCTGATTATACTTACAGAAATCACTTATATTGTGATGGTAGATCTTTAAAAATTAGAGATTATCCAACTTTATATTCATCTATTAGAAATAGATATGGTGGCGCAGCTGGTGTAACTGTCACTCAATCTGCAGATCCTGGTGGATTGAGGAGATCTTACATCATTAACAATAAACTATTCTTCCAGTTTTATAAGGATCCTACTAATGATAAGGTAAACGTTCAAATGCCTTATCCTTATAATACTGCATTAAGATTCAATACTATGGGGCAATTTCCTACTAATGCAGGAGCAGCTCTCAATACTAATACAATATATCCTTTAGTTGAACCAACTGAAGATGTAACTTCTCAAGCACAAACAGGAGAATTTGCATATGAAGTCACACTTCCTGATAACATTGATTTAAGCACTTTTTCAGCATCACAATATACTTGGTCATTTGTTGCACCATCTTCAGCACTACATCCAGATATTTCACTATCAAAGAGTTTTTCTCTGAATGATTATCCATATAATATTGGAACATTTAATCTACCAGACTACAGACAAAGAAAAATTTTAGGATTTGGTAATGTAAATGGTGCTGGAACAGCAACACCAGAAAATGCTATTAATAACTTTGTAGGACAGACTGGTGGAAAATGGTACATTGCAAAGAATGTATTAGTTGATAGTGGAGAATTTTTTAATGTTGGTGATGTAAAAACTACAGGATACACTGATATTGTTGCTGATGTATCAGCATATGCAGATGGTTTTGTAAAGTATAGAGTAGGACCAATTGATGATCATACTTTCTCATTTCCACCACGACATCAACATAGAATTTTATCTGCTGAAGTAGATGCAACCAGACGTGCTGAATTAGGACCATCTGAAGTAGATAAGTATGCTGTTAATTACATTGATAGTAGAGCAAATATTATTGAATTTGAACCAGAAGGTGCTGGCGGTGATCCTTTAGGTCACTCTCATGGTATTATTGGTACGAGATTGCAAAGTCCAGCGATTGCAACATATGGCAATACTCCTGGTATTGGTGAAAAAGATGCATCGTATAACTATGCGGTTTCCGAATCACCATCAGTTCCTTTGGCAAGTGTAACATACGATCCTTCTAGTGGATTTATTACTTTCAATACAGATGGAAATCATGGTTTTGCTGTTGGTGATAATATTGTATCTTCAAATGTATCACCTGCTCCATTTGCTGGAGTGTTTACAGTAGAAGCTGCTGGATTTGGTGCAACTAATTTTAACGTACTACCAAGACCAAACGAAACACCACCAATTAATAATGCAGTTGTTGCGTCAGGTGCTAATGTAAAATTAGCTGGTGGTTATTTTGTAGAAGAAGAAATTACACAAGCACCAAGAGCATATGTTATTGATAATAATACACTAGTTGGTGGTAAGCAAGCAGAGTTTGAAATTCCAGGAAATGCTATCACAATAGCTAGTGAAACTATCACTACACCATCAAGTGCAGTTGTTCCTATTCCGAATCCAAATTTAGGTACAGTTATTGGAATACAAATTATTTTAGAAGCTCCAGGTGGTGGAGGTGCTGATAGTGACACTGATGGTGGTAATGGTGGATCAGCATCAGTTACTCTTGACGTTGATGGAGATTTATATACCATTACTGCAAATGGTGGTAGTGGTGGACAAGCAGGAAATAGTGGTGGTGCAGGTGGTGCAGGTGGAACGTTGTCCATTCCTGTTTCTTTAGTAACAGATTCTAGATTTACATTCTCTACTACTAATGGTATTGATGGTGCAGATGGTGGTGATGGTGGTGAAGGAGCATTCTCTTTAGGAGGTGGAGGTGCGCTTAATCCAGCACCTCTAAACAAAGGTGGTAATGGTGCATCAACAGCATTTGAAAGTACAACTAATGTACCAACTACAACATATACTAGTAATGGTTCTTGGACTATTCCTGCCGCTTCAGGAAGTGAAACTAATAGACAAATTACTGTAAGACTATCTGGCGGTGGTGGTGGTTCAGGTAACCCAAATGCTAACTCTACATGTACTGGATCATGGCCAGGTCACCCAACATCAACTAGTGGCAAATCTGGTGCTGTTGGTGGTTATGGTGGTAGAGCTGCGAGACTTCTCGGTACATTAACTACAACATCAGGAACACTTTCTTGGGA